GACTTGCGGTAGTGGAGGACTGCCCACGGAGCGCAATCCCGTTCCCAAATCCAGCAGACGACGCACCAAGATCGAGCGTGAACACGTGTGCTGAGTTGATCGCACTCGTGCTGTTCGCGCCGTAGTTCATCTGGTAGGTTCGCTGATTCTGGAACCCGTTCAGGTAAGTGTATCCGCTACCATTGTTGAACTCCAGATACCCTGCCGCGTCTGCCGCTGCACCCAGTCTGAGTGAGTATCCGGGCTCAGTCCCCAATTTGAGCGTGCTGCTAGACAACGAGAATGATCCAACGAGCGTATTCCCAGAGTTTTTCAGATTCACCCAGTTCCCCGTCAGTGACCCCTGCACCGTAAGCCCCGGATCCGAGCCCGAGGCGTAGGTCAGGCTTCGCGCAAGGACTCCACCATTCGCTGTAACCACGCCCTGCGTCCGATTGTGCCCGAGGCTCATCGCTTGGTTCGTGGCCTGAGTCGCAGAGTGGAGGATCAGGGTTGGGTCGGTGCAGGCTGCTGTTCCGAGTCCGGTTAGGCAGGGATTCTGGAAGTCGTAGGTGTAATCGGCCCGCTCAGCAAAATGCCATGAGTTCGATGTACCACCCGAGGCTAGAATAGGTGCGTCTGGGGAAAGAGTACTGGACCAAGAAATAGTAGCTTCGGTTATACCCCCGGTTGTGTTCACGGCCAGTCCGTAGTCCGAAGAACCCATAGTTATGTAATTCCCCCCAATGGTGGCTTTGTTTGTATTCCCGAACGTCAGTCCCTCAATAGTTGGACTAGTGTTAAGGACAAACGACCCACTCCCCGTACTCCCCCTCATCCACTGAGACAACATCCTGAAATTGGTCCCGTCATACTCAAGCAACACCGGAGAAGTCGCCGTGATATCCCCCGTCACCAGCGTAGACCCATCACTCCGGGTGATCGTCTTCACGCCGAGCGAATCGACGTTCACCGAGGCGGTCCCGGTGTTCGCGGTGTTCGCCGACAGCGTCACCAGCATGCCAGCCGCGTAGGACGAAGGCGCGCTCACCATCGAACACACGTAGGCATCAGATGCGCCAACGTCGGGGCAGTACGTCGCATCGTTGAGAGTCGCGGGAGTGACGCCTCCACCGCTACTCCCCCCAGGTCGAATCGTTGTCTGCGCGCCCGCGACACCCGCGAGCAACCAGAGCAGTATCGCCGCTCGTGCTTTCATCACTCCCCCTTCGAGAAGGCCACGCGGATCGTCGCGTCAGCCGACTGCCGAATGAACCTCATCTGGCGCACCGCGAGAATCCCGCATGTCTGCCCGTAGGTGGAAGCGGCGGCAGGAATACCAACCGTCGCGGTCGGGTCCACCCCATCCTCGCGCCATCGCACCGCGTTGGTGTCCACATACCAGTAGGCGTAGACCGCGGTGGCGGTAGCCGTCTGGATCTTCGAGGGCGTGAAGCCCACCGCGGTGCTGGAGACCGTGATCTCCTCGAAGCCCATCGGCACGAGGGTGCCCAGCCCGTTGCAGGCGTTGCCCCCTTGGGCATAGACAAGGGGGCCGGGGAGCGCGAGAAGGGCGAGAGCTACGAGAGCGGCGAGCCCTCGGGAGACGACTTGAATGCGGAGGATGTGCATGCCGGTGTACCTCGAAGGAAGGACTCAATGTCCTCCAACATTGTACACAATCTGTGGCGGTAGGTGTGGCGGGAGCGCACAAGCTCTAGGGCTTGGTTCACCATCTTTCCCCGCCGCTTTGGTGACTCCAGAGCCATCCGTGCGGTGTCCACCGCATCCGTTGCGTCGAGATAAGGCCAGTAATGGATCCCCGGCGCAGCGCCGATCTCGGCGAGCCCTACCATGAACTCGGGCGCGAGTTGCGGCACCCCCATGCACGCAAGCTCGAAGAACCGCATGTTGAGGTCATCCCGCACCGCGTGATTGATTCCGAGCCGCGCCCTATGGTAGTGCGCCGCCATGTCCTGATGGAACACCCCATAGGCATACCAGGAATTGGGGAACGCGGTGAACAGCCGATCGAGGAACTCAAGGCGACCGGGGTCCCCGAGGTGGCCTACGAACGCGAGATCGTATTGGGGGTCTACGGGCATTGGGTCATTAAGAAGCCACTTCCCCTGCCGCCGCATTGCTTCTTCCGCAGTCTCATGGAGCAGCGGCTCACACGCAAGCGGCAACCACTTCGCCTTCACGCCATGTTGTGCCAACACTTCCACAAACGGCTTCTGTGCGCACCACACGAGATCGGCTTGCTTAGCCTTGGCGATTCGGATCTCGGGGCCGAGGTGCGAGTCCACCGCCCAGTAACCCCAGGGGTGCGGGATCCCTGATACTGGGAGATCATCACGCCCATCGTCGGCATGTATGATGAAATCGTGAATATCAGGGATGCCGCCTTCTTGTGCGCTTGGATCCTCGGTGTACCACTCTGGCTCCGCGCCAAACTCCTGGGCCATCGCGAAACGCAGGTAGAAGGCAGTGCCGACATCACGAATCGACCCGTCGTAGCAAATCGCGATTGATCTCACTTCACACCCCCGCTCACAAGCGCCCAGTGCCGCGTAGGCACGCTCGACATGTCTGAGAACTCCTCAACACCCGTGACATACCCCGTTTCGATCGCCCGATCCAGCGCGCGTCGTACCCCCGGCATCATGGTGTCATCAATCATCATCTTGCGCGAGCGGGGCGCGAGGTTGACGATGTCCGCGAGCGCAGTCTCCTCGTCGTGCCCACCATCCACGAGGGCGAAATCGAACACGAGCCCCCCCACCACGCGGGGCACTGTCTCCTTCGAGTCCCCGAATACCGAGATGAGCCGAGGATTGAACTCGCGCCGCAGGTAATCACGCACCGGCGTCGTGTAGGACCAGTCCCCCAGATCAAACGAGAACACGAGAGCTTCGGGATTTCCCTTCAACATCGCGCAGGTGGAGAGCCCCGCGTTCATCCCGATCTCGCAGATTTGAACCGCGTCCTTCGTATGTTCAAGGAGGAACTCAACCTGCTTCGGGGTACACGACCCCTCAACCACGGTGGCCCCAATCGAACCGATGAACACCGCGAGCTTGTCAATCTCCGCCATCACGCACGCGAGCTTCTCATCACTCACAGTCGAGGGCTCGGCTTCCTTGTAGACCTTCCACAAGGCCGAGATCCCGTTGTACCAACGCTTGAACCCGTGCTTGCGGATCAGAGCGTTATTGGTCTTGAGTTGTGACTCGTGAGTGTCCCAGTCGGAATGCACGCGATTCCCCGTGACCGAGCCATAGTGGTAGAGAAATGACCTCCGATCGCAGAGGAGTTTATGGCCCACGGCGCGAATCCGTATTGAGAGGTCGAGATCATCGCCGCCGGGGAGCGTCTCATCGAGCGGGCCAACAGCTTCCAGAACGCTTGTTCGGTAAGTTGCACAGAACCCGATGAGGTAGGAGACCTCGCCCACTTGCCCCGGCACCTGCACGCCTTGGAATTGCATCCCCATGACGTAGTTGGAAATGGGGCCGACGCCCGCGATCTCGGGGTCTTTGAAGAGTTCAATGGTGCGGGGCCAGAACTGCTTATCCTGGGGGAAGAGAAGATCGTCATTCGCCATCGTGAAGTAGGACGAGTAGGACGGGTAACGGTACTCCAATCCTCGGTTAATGGATCGCATCCACCCGAGATTCTCTCCACGCTGGTGAACATACTCAACCCCAGGGCGGGCACAGAGAGTATCTAGGTAAACCGAAAACTCGGGGGAGTTGTCAATCACCATCAGATGCCCATACTTCTCAAACTCGGTGTACTCAAACAGAGTTCGAATCGCCTCGCCACACATCTTGGCGTTGTTCCAGGTGGGCATCACCATGAAGATCGGTTTCATTGCTTCTCCAAATCAGCAGCGCGGTCTTTCAAGAACTTCTCCTCATCGTGCAACTCGGGCGCATATCGAGGGATGTGCGCGGTCTTGGCGCTCGTGTCCACATATACAGGCACCCCCCACTTCTTGCAGAGTCCGCAGAACTGGATATCTTCTCCCGCGCCGGGGTTCGCAAACCAGGGCTTCGGAATCTTGCGAAACACGCTCGCCTGGATCAACACAACACCAAACCCGATAGCATCAACCTGCTGCAACTGGTCGCGCTTGTAGTCCAACACAGCCTCACTCTTGAGTTTGCCATCCAGCGTGCTTGAGAACTTGTAGATCACTGGAGTGATAGGGAGCCGCGATGTGAATGCGAGCGCTCCGACCACCGGCACATCATGGGCAAGGAGCTTGAGAAACAGACTCGGAGTGAAGAGCATGTCATCGTCGTAGAAGAGAAGATAGTCAGCCCCGAGACTAAGAGCTTGCTCAACCGCGTGCCCCCGCGCGATACCGGGGAGCGAGTACCCGATGAGCGTGCAAATAATGAACTCGATGCGAGTGCCGATCAGGGAATCTGGGATCTCCGCGTCGCCCCATGAATCGAGCGGAGGCATACCTTGCCCCCCGAAAACCTCATGTGGCTCAAGCCCCTGCCCTTGACTCAACCACCATGCGCGCTCCTGGAGCCGCCCGAGATAATGCTGGAACGTGAGGAACTGACTTACGCAATCGGGATGCGGACCTCCGTACCACGGGAGACAGAGCGCCACCTTGATCGTTCGCATCAGAGCGCCCCCGTGATGATCTGGAAGTATTCAACCGGCCCAATCCCATCGTGCGCGGGCCTCAGCGAATGCCCGATGTGGGGCTGCAGGTCGCCCCCCGTTGTCACGCGCACAAGCCTCTTGCCACACTGGTCACAGCGCCGCCACGTCTGCATACTGAGGTCGCCGCGGGCCACCGCGCCCCGGTGCAGCACCTTCCAGAACCAGAGCCCAAATACGATGCTCCAGATGCCTACGAGCGCGATTGATGGTGACATAGAGTCACCTTATAAAAAGCAATGGCCCCCTGTCAACTACCCAGGGGGCCAACCGTCTCAGCGTGCTACAGACACTTCACGAACCCGCGGGCGTAGCCACCCGGCGAGTTCACCGCGGCACCGATTGCCTCAGCAGCGATCACGATACCGGGATGCTGCGTGAGCAGGCCGGTGCTGTTCACACCGAGCGAGCCCGTGACACCCACGCCCAGCGCCGCGTCGATCGCGACAGTGTTCGAGGCCCCGGTGGCGAAGATCGCAACCGAGTTCACGAGACCGTAGGCACGCACGAGGCCAACCCCGTTGTTCGGAATTGACCGCAACACGATGCCTGCGAACATCCGCTGACACGTGGTTTTCGGCAAGACTGCATGGGCACCATCGAGGCTCGCGGCCAAGTTGGTGAAGACAGCCGGAAGGCCCGCCGTGAGGGTGGCACCTTCAACGTTGAGGATTGCGACGTCGATTGTCTCGGGCGAAAGAGATTCACCCGGCGAACCGGCTCCGTACAGAAGACCCATTCTCATTGGTGTTTCTCCTTAGCTCGTGATGGTGGTGTCGATAGAGCCCATGACTCCGTGCTTGCGCCGCTGATTGACCGCGGAAGCACCGACCCAAAGGATCTGGCTGATGGACGCGTCCTGGTTCGCGGGTTCAACCGCGGGCCGGGCCTTGAAGTTCGTCTGCGAGTCAGCCATCAACTCGATGCAATCCGAGTTGAGCATGTACCAGGTTCCCGACGTGGCGGACTGGGTTGTGGTACCGTTCGCAACGTCAGGGACATACTGGTCCCAGGTCACCGGGAATCCCTTGAAGCTGAGATTCTGATAGGGAATGTCCGCACGCGCGGCACTCGTGTTCCGGTAGAAGAAGGTCAGCATCTCCTCATAGAACTCGTAGACGTTCTGGTCCACGAGGTGAATGTCAGGGAACTGACGCCCACCGCCGTTGCCGAGACCGCAGTCGTTGAACAGGTGACGAAGGTTCTTGCGGAAGCCCGCGAAGGTGGTGGACGCATCCGCCAGCTTCTTGTTCCTCCACCAGTCGTAGGTCTGCTGGTTGATGTTCCCGATCGTGGTGCTAGTCGTGGGGTCGTACTTCACGAGCAGCGGGAGCGGGTCGATGAATGCGGACCCGTTGGTCGGGCTCACATACGCCGTCTCGATCGCGGTCGGGTTGTTGATCCCGTTGCCCTGGAGGAATGCGCGGCCCCAGAACTCGGTGATGCTCGTCTTCGCCTGCTTGGTCTTCGCGGTCAGCAGATTGATGATCTGAGTCATCGAGCCTCGGTTCTTGCGCTTTTCGTCGCCAGAAATCGAGATCGGGGTCACGGCATTGCGCCAGTCGAAGAACGCGGAGGTCAGACCATCCACGGGATCGACGGGCAGGAGATCGTACCCCGCGAACGTGTCGGTGGGAGCCAACCCGTACATGAGGTTCACCTTGTACCGCTCGCCGAGGTCGGAGGTCTCTTTGATAGCCCCGATCTCGTTGAGACGGTAGAAGAAGTAGTTTGCGGCGCTGATCTGATCGTTCAGATCCTTCGACTGCTTCATCAGCGTTGTGGTGAGCAACGCGGTGAAGTCAAGATTCAGTGTGCTGGGTCCAGCCATTTTGTGCCTTTCGATTTACCTCGGAAGGCACTGAGTCTGGTGACGAGTTACTCGGTGTAGCCCATCTCTGCGAGCGCGGCTTTGACTGCATCTTCAGTCTTGGCGTAACGCTTCGGAGCTTCTTTCACCTTGGTGCCGGGGACTCGTGTACGAGGCGCAGGTTCCGCATCCGCCATCGCGCGCTTCTTCTTAGCGGCGAGCTTGGCTTCGGCCTCGGTAGCAGCCTTCACTACCTTGGTGCCTGCGGTCGCAAGCTCGTACGCGAGCTTGGACATCTCGTATGTCGAGAGGTTGGGGTTGAGGGCCTTCATCTTCTCCAGCATCGTGACCTCGTGCGCCTTCCAATCAGGATGCTCGCTAGCAAACCGATTGAACTCCGCATTGACCCGCTCCTGGAGCGCCGCCTGCTCACGCGCCGTGTTCCCCGCTACGATGGGGGCCACTGCCGCGTTGGCTCGCGCCTGAGCAACCCGGTCATGGGATCGAAGCAACGTCTTTGCGGCTTCTTCTCCGATGATCGGCGCAAGTCGAGCAACCTCCTCGGCAATGACCGATTCAACAGCATCGGTAGACAATGACTCAGGGGCTTTGGCCGCGGGGGCCTGGGTCTTCCCGTCATCAATCGTCACCTTCAGCCCATTGGCTTCGGCCACCCGCTGGATAACCGCGCGCGGGTCTCCTTGGAGCATCTGCTGGACCTTGCGAGTTTCGGCCAACTCCTGCGTCTTCCGCGTGTAGTCCTTCTGAAGGCTCTTCGCCAACTTCTTGACTTCCTTGGGCGCGGTCTTGAGCGCTTTCCGGTCTTCCGCGGTGAACGGGGAGTCTTCTTCCTCGTTTCCCTTCGCCTCTACTTCCTCGGCTTCTTCCTCATCCTCAGACTCAGTGTCTTCGTTGGTGGGTTCCTCGGCATCTTCCGACGACTCATCCGAGTCCTCAACATCGTCGTCGGCGTTGACAGTCGCGTTTGTGTCGCTGTCGGCCTCATCGCTGACTGCGGAATCCATACCCATCGCGGCCATAACGGCCTCGCGGGCGGCGGATTCAGCGTGGTCGGCGGCGGCGGCACTAGCTGTTCCCTGCGGCAAGTTTGTATACCTCTTTGTCGTCCAAGACCATCTCGGACAAACAAAGGGTAGAGGGAATTTAGCGCGCTGTCAACTGAGGAAGTTGATACCCTACCTTGTATGGTAGTAACTGCGGGTGAATTTACATCCGCTCGCGGGCTTCGCGCTGAGCCCGTTCCTTGCGCGCCATGAGTCGATCCCATGCTTGAGACTTGGTAAGAGTGGGCACAGTCTCTTCAAGGCGGAAGTCGCGTGAACCATTCCCATCGCGAAGAAGCTTCTGCTTCTGGGCGAGGCTCGTGACCCACACGGGCTCGGGCGAGAGGTTCTCTTCCCAGTGGGCACGATACTCGCCGAGCATCCCCTGGGGCATACCATGTGGGCACCACGGCCACTCGCCCACCTGGATCTCTTTGTTGCACTTCTCACACGTCATTGCGTAATCCCCTGCTCCTGAAGCTGCGCCGCGATGGCGTCATTGTCTGCGAGCCCACCCTGCTGCGCGGTGCCGCCGCCTGGGTTGCCCCCGGCCCCCGGTATCCCGCCACCCTGCGCCTGCGCCGCCTGGGCCATCGCCTGCGCCACGCCCTGCATCGCTTTGGTCCACTCACGAATCCCGTGTTCGGTCTTGACCCCGAAGCTCTTGAGGACTTGCCGGAATATCTCGGGGCTTGCCATGAAGATCGGCAGCATGTTGGGCTGCGAGATGATCTGGGTGAGCGCCATGAGTTGCTTCTGGTCTTTCTCCTCGTTGCCGGGGCTGAGGAACTCCATCGAGAGGGAGACCTCATACAAGTAGTCGCCGCGGTCCCCGAAGTCCGAGGGCAGGATCTGCTTGAAACTCGGCGCGAGGATCGCGATGTCCTGCGCCTCACGGAGAGCCTCCTGGTTCCCAGCGCGAAGAGACTCGATATCCACATTGGTGCGGATGAATTGCTCAGTCGTCCAGTATTCCTGGATCAACTCACACATGGTCCGCACCGTGCCCGCCATGAACTTCACCACATCCTCGCGCTGCACGGTCTCACGCACCTTAATGTTGATGTCGATGATGTTGGCCTGGGTCGCGGTCTCGGAATCCGCCACCGCGCGCTGCTCGCCGCCCACGCCCGAGACTTGCACGAAGTCGGACTTGGGGGCCGCGGGATCATTGGTGCGCGGATCGAGCATCGCGTCTTGAATGGGTACAATCGCGGTCTGCGCGTCGCCGCGAACATGGATGATGGTGCCGTCCGCGCCTACTTCAAGCTTCTCTTCCTCGCCGGGGTCGATGCGGCGTTCGCTTACCGCGTACTTGCGGTTGAAGCGTCGGCCATGAACACGATTGCGTTCGGATCGCTCGTTGACTTCATCCTGGGGGGAGATCCAGTTGTAGGTCGGGGGCACGGGAAGCCCAGAGTCCAGAATCTCGCCGGGGCCGCGCAGAATGTTGAAAGGGTAAACCTTCCAAGGCTTGCCTTCTTTCGGGGTGAGGTTCCGCGAGAAGTCTCCGGTAAATACATGGCGCACCTTCTTCCGATGATCCCAGAGTTTGAACAGCAGAATCATGTTCTGTGAGCCCGTAATCATGTTGCCGAACTGATTCGGTCCGCTCATCGCGCCCGTGGAGATCGCCTGCTGGAACTTGCTTGGGATCGTCGCGGCGAACGTGCCGGGGAGCCCGGTCGCCTTGGCGCGCAGCCCCTTGGTGCGCCCCTTGTACATCGGGTTCGCCTTCACGTCTTCGAGCGCCACCCACTCGAAGTAGCCGGTCCAGTCATTCGCGATGAGCCGCTTCTTGCCGCTCAAGCTCATGCGGAAACAGTTGGCCGGGATCCGCCGCACCCAAATGGATTCATCCGCGATGATCTTCTCGGCGGGAGCATCATCATCCGCGTCCTCGTCAGGCGGGCCGAGCGGCGGCTTCTCGGTGTTGGGGTTGTCCACGATGTCCGCGGAGTACCCGCACTCGCTCACGCCATACGCGAAGAAATGCTCGTGGATACAGGTGCCCAACTCATCAAGAAACCCCATGTCGGGATCCTGGATCATCGTGTTGACCGAATCCTCCAAGAGCCGGGAACGCGCCACGATCATGGACTCGGAGTCATCCGCGCGGTTGGGGCGAGGTTCAAGCCGCGCCTTCGGAATACCAAACATCAGAGAGGGGCGGCGCACCTCGATCGACGAGTACACGAGGTTGACAACATAGTTCCCGCGCTGATTGAGCGGCCACTGCCCGTCCCCACGGTAATACCCCTCCAGCTTCGAGGGCTCGTAGGTGCGGTCCCACTCGTCGTACATGGCTTGGGAGAGCCGAACCTCCTTCTGCCAGAATCCGCAGAGCCGGGTTTCCTCGGGGCTCAGGGAGAACTCGCTGGAGGCCGTAGCGAGCGCCTTGGTGCGGGGCGCATCAGATGGCCCGCGCGAGTATTTACCTGGGGTCCGGCCTGTGACTTTGGAGTCTTCGTAGGGGCGCTTTGCCATACCACATACTACACCAATAAGAAAGCCTCCCGAAGGAGGCGTTCTATCCCACTTAAGGGCGGCTGACCATAGGGTTACCGTTGGTTTGTCAGTCTGGGGCGTACCCCATTACCCAAGGTATACCACAAAACGAAAGGGCCGAGGCAGTCTCTACTCCGCCCCGGCCCCCAGTGAAGATTCCATGCTTCAGCGCTAGCTTACCTTGCGCCGATAGTAGTTGACAAGCAAGGCTACGCCTTGTTGTGACCGAGGACGCCCCGCGCAGCTCGGTCGCGAGCCCGCTTGTGCGACCAGAGCGCCGCCTCCTCGAGCTTCGTGAGAATGAGCGCGCCTTCACGCGACTTGAAGGGGCCAGCCTGGAAACCCTCCATGATGTTGATGAGAGCCGCGAGGATCGCGTCCGTGATGAGGCCAGGACGAGAGCCTTCCGCGTTGCGCGGGCCATGCTGCATCTGGAAAAACCCAACATGGTCGCGCCCGACACGGCCCAGCGCTTCGCCTTCTTCCGCGGTCAATCTCCGGTAGAAGTCCACGCGATGCGGGACTCCATTGGCGTCCTCGTCGCTCATCTCCACGTCAATAAGATCGTTGAGACCAAACCCATCGTGATGAGTAGTGATTGATGTTATTTTTTCCATTGTGTTCCTTTAAAGGTTAAGCACGTCACATCTTTTTACGATAATAACTCGCAAGCTGCGGCGGCAACCTCGCGAGATCGAGCGCTCGCGATGTCCCGTCGCCGCGGGGTCGCGCCGCTCGCTTGGATTCCTTCTTCATCTCCGCGATGGTGTGCGCGACTGAGCCGGGAGGCGGGCGTCGAATGGCTTCGACCGGGAGCGCATCCATGTCAGCACATCTATAGCGTAGGGTGTCATACGCATGATCGGTAATGGAATCGTCCCTCTCATCGCTGAAGATGTCACGCCCGTCCTGAGTGCCGATTTTCACGCGGCGCGCGGATCGGGTTTCGCGGATCAACTCGAAACATCCCATCGGGTACTCGGGCGACCTCTCGATGAAGTAGAGGCGCGGCGCGCCCTTCTTCCCGGTAAGAGGGTGCTTGTGTTCGGGGTCGAGGGTGAGGAGTTCGTTTATACGGTTTCTTGTACCCAGTTCATTGTTGTCCGCGCGGTCCCAGAAGATTGCATTGTGCTTGTCGGTGCGTTCCTCGTTGACCTCCATGTACTCTTGGGCGACCGAGACCGAGTTGCCGCGCTGGAGCCGCGGGTTAAAGATGCTGGGGTCCGCGAGTTCCGAAACATACTGCTCGGGCACCCACTCTTCGGTGCGCTGGCCCGCGATGTGATTGACCCCCTTCTTGAGTGACATCTCATAGATGCGCTGGCGGTGAAACGAGATGAGGCGGTCGGGCTGGTAATACTCGCGGTACGCGAAGAGATTGCCCCAGCGGTCGAGCGCCCACCACACGCAGCAGGTCGGGGAAGTTTCCCCGTGGTCGAGCGTGCGCGAGAGTTTGCATTCACTCAGGTGCTTCTCAAGCTCAGGCGTCATGCGGAGAAGCGACATTGCATCAATTTTGTGAATCTGGCCCTCGGGAATGCCCCACTGCCCGTGGACGAAGCGCGCGACAAACTCCTTGGTGCCCTGGAGGAGAAGATCCTTGTTCTGGGCAGGGAGGAATATGTTCTTGGTGGAGTCGAACATTATCATCTTGTACCCCTGCTTCGAGTAGGTCTCCTTCCACTCGGGCGAGTCGGGGTGAAAACGCCGGTATATCCAGTGAAGCTCGTGGTCAGGGTTGCACGCAAACATCGCATAAGTGGGGGTGAGGTATTGGCCGGTTTCCTCGTTACGCCACGGCCACTCGCGCCCCGCGGCATGCTCGGCATCAATGAGATGTTGAGGCACGATGGCTTGGTCCCAGCGGCCCAGGCGGCGCATCAAGACTTCGATCACTTCCTCGGATACTTCCTCGGCTTGGTCCACGATGAACCAGTTGATTTCGAGCCCGCGGAGAGTTTCGAGGATTTCGGAATCGTCAAGCTGGGACCAAATGATCTCGGATCCATTGTTGAGGATCAAGGTCTTCGCTTGGTCGGAGCGCCGACCCGGCCCCTCGGAGTAGGCTTCGGGCGGGCACACTTTGAAGAAGGTCTTCATTGTGGTCTTCTCCAACTTGTTGCCCTGCTTACGCGCGATGAGGCCGCGGTTCTTCGGGTACATGGAGGAGAGGTACATCGCCTTAAGACAGGGCCCGAATGTCTTGGAGGCCCCGTACCCGCCGCTACACATCAGAGGATAAGGCCCATAGTAGAAAGACTCACGCTGAGCATCGGATGCAAACTTGATGATGCGCGGGCCTTTGGGCTTGCCCGCGAAGTTGGCCCCCGAGAGATGAAAGCGCGTGGAATAGCCGGGGACTTCTTTCTTGGCCCG